TACTTAGTTTGTGCAACTATGTTGTATTGAAATTCAGTAATCTTTTCCGCACTTATTGAATTTCTTAACCGGCTCTCGTTAATCGGTGATGCTGCTTTAGCCAATGCCACAATACTCAATGAGCTATCTTCAATCTCCTCTTTTATTTCCTCTAACTTCTTTTTCTCAATACCCTCAATCTTTGCAATCGCTTGCCTGAAATCAGGGGTTTTAAAAGTTATCTTCATTCGTTACAACTTGCTGTTATTACAGTAAATCTATTCATGTTCAAATCAATCGAATTGATCCCAAATGTCCTACCCTCCCATACTATCTTATCAGTCTTCACAAAAGATATATTTGGATTCGTTCTTAATGTAAATTCATATGTTGAACTGAATGAAATCGCACTCGCATCAATACCCTTACTGCCTGATTTCTTTTCCACTTCTGCGAACCCTTGCCACTTAGTTACAAATGTTTCAGACTGCCCACCGTAGCCATCAGCTACGCCCGTTCTTTCACTTATAACAATCCTATCTTTATGTTTACCTATCATATTGTTGTAAGCCTCCTATAAGGCCATGCAAGGTCTTTACTGAATCCGTTTAGCTTTATTTCGTCTCCCCTGTTCTCATATCTGTGGGCAATTTCCAATAACATTGCCAGCTTTAAATCTTCCGGTAAAGTAGTGTATCCAGCTACATAAGTCAACTCATATTCACCGCATGACTCAGGAACGAATATTTTAAATTGGCTCCCCTTAGTAACGTAATCCGTTAGTGTATCGAAATCAGTATCACCAGCCCACCTAAGAACCGTTGTAATAGAAGTAATCGGGCCATAAGGAAGTTCAAAGTCATTAAATAGTTCAGCATACACCTTTATAGTCTTGGATGCAAAAGAACATCCTGTAAACCTCTCAAGTCTTAACCTGGCAGCCGTAATCAATGATGAAAGAAATATATCATCATTATCAAAGTCGATATGAAGATAATTTTTTACCTCAGTTACCAGTATTGGCTCTGTTACTACGTCAACCGTAACCTGAACATCTAAGATATTATTCATAACCATTGTAGGTGGATGAGTGTACGATACTCCCTGCTGCGTATTATTAGGCTGGCAGTTGCCGTTATTTTATCCACCCTAACCTATTTTACTTTCTTATTACTTGTTACCGTAACTGCTTTATGCGGTCTTGGCGCATCAGCTTCTTTAGCCTCACTTTCTTCAACAACCTCAACCAATCCAGCAGCACTTAATTCAGCCGCCAATGAATCACTAATCGTTGCCTCTGATCCCTCAATTAAGTGACCGTATAACCCGCTGATCGATCTCAGGGCTTTTACTTTTTTGCTCATCTTGTAACATTATTAAAATCTCCCTGCGATGCTCCCTATGGAATGACCTTTGAGCATCTGGCTTACTCATCCCGTTCATCTTATGAAACGAACAGAACGCTTTGCCTTCAACAGCAGAGATGTAAATGATATGATCTTTGTGAAACTCGTACCTCATTTTAAATAAGAGGGGAATTTCACCCCTCTTTAATCTTCAACTTAAGAAGTCAAATCAGTAATCGCAGTAGAGAACGTACCTCTGATAATCGCAGTAGGCTGATAAATCGGAAGTGCAATCCTCTTTTCGATCACAATGGTTACCAGGTTCTTAATTGCGTTGTCTTGATCCTGATCGTAGAAACGAACAGAAGCACCAGCACGATCAAAAATCTGCGCAGCCCTCGGACTGAATACAAAGAATCCACCGGCAGTAACTGCGGTATGTTCCAGGATAGTAACACTGTCAATAACCAGAGGCGCAACACCTTGATTGCTTTGGAATAGATAGTTGGTTGCAGTATCCTTACCCCATTTCATATTGAAATAATCAAGGGGGTTGACAAGTGCAACCAACGGACCGCCAAACTTAGCTACCCTTAACTGCTTCTTAGCAGCACCGATAACGTCAAAGTTGTTGGCAGATGCACCGATAACAGAAGTACCGGCAGCAAATGCAGTTCCCAGGGTATTGAAACCAGAAAGATT